CTCAAAGATTTCATAAAAACCTCCAGGGTTATCACAAGTTAAAGCCTCGGCTTTTGCTTCATTTGGTGTCCACTTGTATGAACCTTGAAAGTAATCTGACTTATAGTAATATAACTTCATGTTCGTCTCCTTTTTGCTAGAACAAGATAGTTATATCGGTATTCAATACCATGTGTCAAGCACTAAAATTCATCTAATACACTTTTTGTTTCTAGGTGGGTGTGTGACTTACGAACTTTGCCGTATTCAAGTTCTTCTAATGCCCTTGGGTCATCTTCAAAGAATTGTTCGTTTGGGTCTGGTTCAATTTTTTGAGCCAATATCTTTTTTGTGAATTTTCTTAACTTATTATAATTATTGTTTTTGTTGGTCATAATTCATATTCCAAACAGCATCATCTGTCTTACATGGCCAACAATACCAAGAAAAACCTTCATCGGTTGAATAAGACGCACCTGGTTTTTCACATACCGAACAAATGTTCGGCTTTGGATTTACTTGTGCTGCTGTTACCCATGTTCTTCTTCGGCTTTGTTCGCTCATTTTTCTGCCTCCTTTATTGCCCAAAATAATCTTGCTGCAACTTGGGGAACAATACTATTCCCCAAGGATTTTATTCGGTGTGTCCGATCTCGTATCCCATGAGCCACTCGACCCACTCGGGGTTCAGGCTTCCACCAGATTGGTCCTTCTCCGATTTGAAGTCGCTCTCGCTCATCCTCTTGACTATTACCCCCAATTGAGTGTCTTGCCTCTTGTTCCTGTATATGTTCAGATTCTGACCCGAGTCCTTGTAATCCCGAGCCGTTGGTGTAGGGTACATCTCCCTTTTCTTCAGTTCGGCCATCGCAACTGCTGTCTGAAGTGTCGCCCCGAACTTTGTTCCGTTTGCTCGAATCGATGTCTTCCCGTCCTCGCTCACCGATCCCGATATCTTTCCCGTGTGTGCGCCTCTCGGTGTCGCTGTTGGTGTCGGCCACATCATCTGTTTTTCCATTATCGCAACTTTTTGACCCAATGTTGCTAATTCTGGATTCTTTATTCTCGATGGTGGTACGCTCTGTCCGTCCTTGTAATCCCTCGCTCTTGGCGTTGGCCACATCATCTGCTTCTCTTGTTTCTCCTTGAAGTCTACTGCATCCGACAGCTTCGCTCCGAACTTCGTTCCCGTTCCCTTTCTCGTTACTGTGTAACCCGATTTGTTCTCCTCCACATAATTCCCCATTCCTGGGAAGTAGTCCGTTGCTTTCGGAGTCGGCCACATCTTTACTGAGTCTGCTAGATTCAGACTGTGACTTTCCTTGCCATTTGTTGATGTTCTCCGACCTTGTTTGTTCAACTTCATGTTTGGATGCTCCGACTCTTGAGTCGTTGGTGTCGGCCACATTTTCATTGTCTCCTCGTCCACTTGCTCCCTCAAATTGGAAGGTTTGCTGCGACCCTTCCGATGTCCGTTCTGCATTCGGAGTGTAGCTTCCTCTGACCTTTGGGGTAAATGATCCATCGTGTTCGGAGTGGCCCACAATCCAACATCGTTCTCGTCTGTGTTTGGCATCTGTGGCACAAGCTGGAATAATAAATGGCACGGCTCTATATCCGATGCTTTCCAAGTCAAAGAGACTTCGTTTGAGGCCCATTGGCATGTTAACAAAGCCTCGCACATTTTCCCCAATGATCCATTTAGGTTGTACGTCTTTAATAACCCTAACCATTTCGTGCCAGAGGTCACGGTCTTGTTCGTCAAGGTGTCCTTCTTGTTTTCCAGCAACTGACCAAGGTTGGCAGGGGAATCCTCCAACAACGATGTCTGCGTCTCTAAATTCTTTTCCATTAAAACTCCTTATATCATTAAATATTGGAACATCATGCCAATGTTTTCGCAAGACTTTTTGGCAATAAGGTTCTCTTTCTACAAAGGCGATTGTTTCAAATCCACCCACTAACTTCTCAGCAGCGTAACTAAAGCCACCAATACCACTAAATAAATCAACTATTTTCATTTATAAGTTCTCCGTTGCTGTTCTTGCATCATATTCGCCTCTACTCATGTCTCCATCAACTGAACCAAGCCATTTACGACCACCTGCTCTACTGAAAGAATACTTTGCGATCCTAACTTCATTCAATAACTCTCTTACCAATCCATCAATTGTTCGCTGCGTAGCGTTTTCTAAAACTTTAGGAGCGTCTGGATCTGCACTCATACGTTGCAAGATTGCATCAGCTCCTGATTGTTGTGTTAAGGCCTTACCTTCTCTTTCACATAATGTAATCCAAGCGAACATCGCATCTTTTTTAATCTCTCTGTTACTACCCGAATGTAATCGTGCAATATCTTCAGACCGATCCTCTAATAATCCAGTCATTGTATCACGAATAAAATGTCTAATATCTCGTCTTGCAGGTCCGTTAGACTTAACAACTGCACCATCAAAACATCTGTTTCTTTGATACTCGATACCTAAATCTTGGCAACGCCTACGACCTGTGGACTCGTCAACTTGCCATATTGTAAAGGCACAACGAACACCATCAACTAAAGCAGATGTACCTCGAATCATATTCCTTGCTTGCTCTGGAGATGACACAACAGTATCATCTTTAATTTTTGTCATATGATGACACATGATTACAGCAGCACCTGTTTCTGTAGCTATCTGAGCCAATAAACCTGTTAAAGCTGCACCTGCTGCTGGATCAGAGTTAACATCGGCATGAACAAAAGATGCCAACGGATCAAATACGATTAGCTTCAGATTATTCATTTGCAACATTTGAGCGTATATTTTATCAAACTCATTGCTTGTCTTATAGCCATCATGGGTGTCTTGAAGTATAGGGAAAACACCACCTAGATTTGGCAAAGACACAATACGAAGTTCGTGTTCGTAATTAAACCTAGAATTGTTCGCATCTAAGCGTTCAATTCTTCTGTGCATTTCACCTTCATCATCTTCTGCTGTAAATATAATAGCGTTACCAAACTCGGTAATATGACCACCAAAAGCACTAGACATAGGTTCTCCAGAGGCAACTTTCATAGCCAAATCCAAAGTCATCATACCTTTTCCAGCATCGCCAGACGCAGAAAATATTATAGGAACAGCAAGAGGCAACGTCTCGCCAATCAAAAACTTTTGTTCGGGTGCTTGACCCTCAAAACGATTAATTAATAAACTGCTATCTAATAGGTTAATGTTTCTTTTAACATTCTTAACTGTCGCACTTAGGAACTGACCTATATCAAAACTCTCTGCTATGGCATCAGCTGCATCCCATCTTTCAGGCTTACCTAAAGGTGGAGTTAACATTGTAACTGACTTTGCACCTGCGTTCATAGCTAAGTCTTGCACAAGTTCGGCAACCTTTTTTCCAGCATTATCATTATCTGGCCATATAACTAATTCTTTTCCATGCAACGGAGAAAAGTCAAATTGACTAGATGATTTACGAGATAACATGCCCGCTCCACCCATAGTGCATGTGGCTGTAAAACCTAATTCATTAAGAGCATCAGCACACTTCTCGCCTTCAACCCAGATTATTTTATCAGAGGCAGAAATGTTCGGTATATTGTAAAGAGGTCTAACGTCAGGCATTTTAGGATACGGATTAGTTCCAGTAAACTGACGAAACTCTTTCTTAGGCTTGCCATGATCGTCCATTGTAGGATTCCCTGCACCATCACGCATATTGTATCGTCTAACCATACATATGACTTCGCCATCTAAACTAAGATATAAATGCTCACTATCAAAAGGAGTTTTTATATTTATTTGTTGTCTTAATGATTTGTTTATTATTGATTCTATTGGAGGAGCAGCCGTTTCATCTCTTACAAAACTAGGGCTATCATCTAAATAATTAGAGAAAAATTCTTTTATTTCTGGAAGTCTCATACCACGACCCTCCATCAATATCTTTACAATACCTCCAACACCACTTGATCCGTTGAAATCATTACCTTTCATAAACCAAGGCGATCTTGGATTAATATCTATCTTTAAAGACTTACCAACTTCTCCATTTAAAGAGCCAACATTAAACTCATCACCACGAATAACACCATTAGGATATGTATCTCGTAAGATATCAATCTGTGCCTGTGGTGGTACTTTATCACTAATTAACTCTACTAAATCTTTTGCGTTCAATTCACGATTAGCATTGCCAAATCTCACTATACTCATTACACTATCCTTACCTTCAATGGCTGAAGTTATAGGCGACATTTTTTCTCTACGTTTTAATGTCGTCTATTTTTAACTCCAACATGTATCCTTATAATTACACCATTTACAATCAAACATATCTTTTGACTGTGCTATTCTTGGTAACATTTCGCCAACTTTTGTAGCTTGCAATATGTTAACTGCCTTATCACTTATTTCTTGAGCAAGAAACTTATCAAACGGAACAAGTTCGTAATATATTTCACTCGTATTTTTATTAACAACTGTAAACAAACATGGAGTGTCTGTTAATTGCATATAGGCTTGATACAATGCAACTTGAGCAGCATATATAGGATTTGTTTTAGCCATACCTTTTGATACAAATTCTTTAAACTTTCTGTCATTAGCTGATTTGTTTTCCCATAAACAAGGATAGGCCATGTCAACTGGACCTCCACAAATAACACCATCTATGTGACCTCTAATTTTACCATCAGCAATAGAAAATCCATATTGTTCGCCAGTTTTCTTTTCTGTTCTCAAATCAAATCCTGCTTGCTTTAACCAATCGGCCATACTTGTTTCTATCTCGTGACCGAATTGAAATATTCTTAATGTCTGTGAACTAAAGTGTCTATCTTTATCCACTTCTTGACCCATATAACTGTATTGTATTTTTCTTGAACACTTCTCCCCAAGTGAAGATCCCCCTAAATATGTTCTTCTAGGAATACTATCTGACTTTTTCTTAATGGCTTTGTCAACAAATTCTGATATTTGTTCTTCAAAATGGTATGTCTTCAAATCCTTTTGGTTGCCTGATTGGACCGAAGTATTTAATATGAGATCGTGTAACATATTCGCAGACAAACTCATTTTCTATCTCCCTTGACATTTGTATAACAGATATTAAAGCTACCATTTGTTCTTCTGTTAAATTGCATAATTTTGTCTCCCAACCTATTTTGCTAAATACTTTACCTGCGTTTTTTAATGAATTGTCTTCATTGTTGGCTCTATCCATCTACTACTAATCTCCTCATCTAATGTCTCATGTGAATAAAAATCTAATTTGAATAGTTCATCTTGACCAGACATTACCTTGCAATAACCACCTAAAATTTCATACTGTAATTCTTCCATAACATCTTCCATAGCTTCTGTTACTCTATTCATTAATTCAGTTTCATTATCTATGTTTGCAGTATGGAGAAACATTGAGCCATCAACAACATTTTGAACGCCAACATCATTAGATACATTAATGCTATAATTAAGTGTTAGTCTTTCCATCAAACGCCTCCATTGCTAAAGCAGCGTATCCAATAATATCAATCATACTATCTTCATGTTTAGGTGTTTTGTTTAACCTAACGCATTTCAAAGCTATCATACATCGATATACATCATGCACAGTTATTTCTTTTTTTAAAACAATAGACCACATTTTTGCTATGTTTTGATGGGTTTCGTAAGCGTCTCCATATGCTTTTGCTCTAGGGCCAGATATTAATAATTCGGCTTTTTTAAGCGCTTCACTACGTTGCATTTTTATCTCCTATACTCATAACTTTATTGTCTATATCTTTTTTATTCCACAAATAATTTAACCAACAAGCAGCTTTATATTTGTTCCAACTAAAATCCATAGCCCTAACAATAACACCACAATTACTTAACGCTTGCGTTTGTTTAGGTGTTACACCCTCATTCAACCATCTCTTGCCTTTCCTTGCTCCATCACTATCTTCAATCTCTCTTAGGAAGTCATCGGCAGACGCTATGGCTTGCTCTTTAGTGCCAACACTAACTACCCTTAACTTGCCATTAGAACGCTTTACAAGAGCAATAGATATATCATCTAAGTGAGCAACCAAACCAAACCCATTAAAGCCACTAGCACTCATACAACGACCATTATCAAACAGATCTATCCAACGATAAGGAGACCTATCCATAAGGTCAACTTCAGTCATAATAAAATCTTCTAATACTTCTTTATCTTGCTTACCAAATTCATAGCCACATAAAGGACATTCACGAGAAGATAATGGCACAATAGATTCGCATTGTGGACATGATTTTTCTGGAGCAGCACCTGTTCCTCTACCTTCTGATCCTTCAAGGTCTACGTTTTCGTCTAATGAACCATGAGTTAAGACACTTGTTCCAAAGTCTAAAACTATGCAATCTTTCTTAATAATACCAGGATGTTCTTCAGGATCTATTGTTCGCAAGCCACGACCAATCATCTGAACCATCGTAGATTTGTATGAACATGGCCTTGTTAAAATAATACAACTAACTGGTGGAGCATCAAACCCTTCTGTAAGCACAGCTACGTTAACAACAACTTGCACATCGCCATGCTCTAAATCATGTAATGTTTGTTTTCGTTCTTCGCTTGGAGTTTCACCTGTAAGCAATTCAGTTCTGACGTTAGCTCTACGATACTCGTCACATACATCTTGTGCATGAACAACAGTAGAACAAAAGACAACTGTCTTTCTGTTTCCAGCTTTCTCTTGCCATTCTTGAACAATACGTTCATTGATGGCTCTCTTATTCATTATTCGTTCTACTTCGCCCATATCAAAGTCAGATATAGTTTTGCGAACATTTTCTAATTCTTGCCTTACACCTACATCAACAACAAATGTTTTGGGTGGCACAAGAAATCCTTCACGGATTAATGTCGTAATTTCTATTTGATGCGAACAATTATTAAATATGTTTCGCAGACCTTTCTTATCTCCACGATTAGGAGTTGCAGTAAAGCCAACTATCTCAACTGATTCGTTTGCTTCTTTCACACGATTAATAATTCTAGTGTAGGTTTCGGCTATTGCATGATGGCTTTCGTCCACGATTATCATGTCAAATTCACACATGTTATCTAAATTGTTCGGTCTTGAAAGCGTCTGCACCATACTAAATATAGCTTCACCAGACCAATCTTTCTCTGATCCATCTACCACACTTGTTGTTATCTTTGGATTTACTTTTGCAAACTTGCTTCTGTTTTGTCTTACAAGTTCGTCACGATGCTGCAACACAAGAACCTTCTTGCCCTTTTTATATCTCTTACCAACTAATGCCGATAGCATAATTGTTTTACCTGCTCCAGTCGGAGCAACAACAATAGTGTTTTTATGTTTATTAAGAGCAGTAGAAGCATCGTCAACTGCTATCTTTTGGTATGGTCTAAGTATCATAATACCCTCATTGCTAGATGATAAGTGGGTAGTTTGGCGGCACTCGCACTACCCAAGCGAGTTCTAGCAGACGAAGGAAAGTCTTGCCGCTAGAAATTCATAAACCTTTATGCCCAAGGTGGAGTTACACTCCCCGTTGGCTGAACTTGTTGCTGAACTGCAGGCTGTTGCACTTGTGGTGCAACTTGTGGAGCATTGCCACTAGGTATAAACTCCTTATGGTCAGCAGCAATAGGACTCCTAAGAGTGTTCTTGTCAGCATAACCATTAGTGCCTTTTTCAACACCTATTTTGATGCAAAATTCTTGAGCTTGCAAAGCATCAATTCCAGGTATCTTACGTTTGTTGCTTGATTCTGGTGATACATCTTTAGGATCTAAACCAAGCATACTATCAACTAACAAACGCAATGTTCTGATGCCATTAACTCTAGCCTTAGAAATGCCTTGATCGTTCTTAGCATCTCCATCAAAAAATACATTTTGCCATACTTTACGTTTGTCAAATTTACCACCAACAATTGTAAATTCTGCCTCTATATATTTCGCACTTGAATGTGGAGACTCTTTAAACATTGGTGTAGTAGAAAATTCTTCTAATGTAAGATAATTAGGTTTGATTAAAAGAATTGCACGAGCAATCGTTCCTTCAGGAATCAATTCAAACTCGGTATTTGTTTCGCTTACGGAAACATCATTTAGGTCAAGCATTATTAATTTCTCCTTCATTGCTAGACGTTACATTAGCAGGATTTACGAAAGTTAACTCTCTTTCTGATTGCTTTATCCCACCACTCATTTTAGTCAGAAGTTTTCCTAAGTGTGGTTCTTCCAATACATCGAGTCTGCCCGATCTATCCTTTGCTGGATAACCCCATTCATTTAACGTCTGACATACAAAGGCACGATATGTGCCAGTATTCTCATCGCCAGTCATAACTGCCATCGTGATAACTTCATCAACAATTCCAGGTAATTCACGACCAGTCTTAGTTCCATCTATCTGTAACTCAAATAGTTTGCGACCATAATCGTCAGTTTTTTCATCAAGGATACCAACAAAAATAACATTCTTAGAACGAATATGTTGCAAGTGAGTAAGCCAAGACATCATCTCTCTGCCGTGCATTCCATATACGGCACGAGTATCAACCTTGCCACTTCTGTCTGATTTATTTTCAGGCTGACCCATGCAATGTTGAAAACACAATCGACCTGCTACAGTAATACTATCAACAAATATGCTATCGTATTTGCTCATCATTGCTGATGGATCACCATATAACGATTTTACATAATCGTAATGAGCATTACTGTAAGGCTGATCGTCTGTAAGTGCTGGATTAGGACCTCCTAAGAAACATGCAAAGTCACGACATTCTGACCAAGTTTGTGGTCTAATCATATCGATCATCCATCCCTCAATAGCTGCGTCACCAGCTTCTAAATCCATAAACAAAGTAGTCGCTGAATCTAAAGTTCTTGCAAGAGTGGTTTTACCCACTCCACTTTGACCACATATAACAATCTTGTGACCTTTTTTTTCAGCCATACGTTCTTCGGCAGTTATTATTTTTAACCCCATTTAACTCTCCAATATATCTATAGTTGTACCTCTAAGTTCAACAGTCCTATGCTCTTGTAACTTAGCTTTAATAGAAGGAGTTGCTGCATTGTATTTCTTTTCTTCAACAGAATAAGTTAACTTTGCAAAATGCCTAGCGTCTTCAGGTGGCATTTCTGTAAATGCAATGGCAAGTCCTTCTTGATCCCAAGTAACTTTCTTACTCATAGTTACTTTTATTTTAAAACCATCTTCGTTTAAAGTTGTAGAACCATAATCCAAACCTTTTTCAACAAGTATATCACGAGCTGTATTTTGGTATCTTTCGGCTAATACAATATTAAGATCGTTTAATTTAGTTTTAAGTTTTTCCAACTCATCCTTTAGTCCTTCTTTATATTTAAACAAAGAAGAAACGGAATTGTGGAATAATTCACTATTATTCATTGACTTTCCTTTTCAAAATTTAACTACTAGAAACTTTAAAATAGGAACTGTAAACCCGTTTGTCAACTTTATTTATTATTTTTTTTAAAAGTAAGTAGGATGTCAATGCCATGAATGGCTAACATAAGTTTCTTTTTTAGCTTGAACTCTGGTGTTAAGACCCCTTTAGCGTCTTCAACAATAAATCTTGATAAGCCTTCTTCATCCAATAATAAATAGGTATAATCAGCAATATAGTTACATATTTTTTGGCCATTAACTTCTAATAAATAGGTAACTTGTCTATCTAATTGGTCAATAACACCAGCTCTTTCCATAGACTTTAGCTGACCCCAACGCTCTGCTTCCCACCTAGAATCAAACTTTAATCCCATGGCAACAGTCTTTTTTGCAAAATACTTGTTGGGTTTCCCAACTTTTCTAGGTATAATTCGTTTATTATTAGAATACATAGGAGTTATTATAATGGCAGACACAACAAAATTCAAGTCAATTGGTATAGATGTTCAAACTTATGAAAAATTAAAAAGAATTTGTGCCGATGAAAGACGCAATATTCGTCAACAAGTTTCTATTTGGGTCGATAAAGATTATGAAGAAAGATTTAAGGACGATAATAAAGTAACTCGTTTAGGTTTAGGTACGCTTAGTAATTAAGCGACCTGTTCTTTAACGCCAATAGCTTCCATTCGTTTTATTAAACGATTGGCTCTATTGGTTACTTGTTTGTGCCATCTTGAGTCTTCCATCTGAGTTGCAGCTTCCAACCAATCTTCGTTAGCTATAGCTTCATTCATTTTTTTAAATTTGGATAATCTTGGTCTACCCATATTAAACATCATATTGCATAAGATCAATTGCACATCTTCAGGTAAATCATCAAAGTTATCAAATAACTTTTTGCATTCTTCTACTGTGCCGTGAACATCAGTTTGAAAACAATTATTAACTCTATCTTCTGATACTGGTGTGCCTACTGGCTTTTCGTATTCTTCATCCCATTCAGTAATAAGATGTCCTATACCATGCGTAGGCAAGCCTAAATGATCTAAATATATTTCGTACTTACATCCTTCGTCTTCTTTTAGTTCTTCTCGTAATTGTTCTACGTTCATGGTGTTTGCCTTGCTGCTATTGCTTGGTTTACAGGACTAAGACCTAATAAAGCCCCTGTGCCTGGTGAATTAACATTTATTTGTCCTAATCCTGTGTTGGATGCTGGAGGAGTTACGTTTATTCCAGTACCTGTAGGAGTTGAAGGTCGAACATTTGTTCGTATTTGATTAGCTGTATTTTTTAAAGCTGAAGTAATACCAGAGCTATCTGCAAGAGCTGTTAATTGTTTTTCACCCTCGTTTATTCCTTCTTGAGCTGATTGTATAGGACCTTGAGAGAAAGCGTTTCTCATAGCTTGTCCAAGAGTCATAGCTCTTTCTGCATCTGTCTTTGCTACTTTAACTCCATTTTTATACTGGTTTAAAATTTGCTTGTAATATGGAGCTGAAGTTAAATATTTTCCTATAATAGAAAATCTTATTAATGATCCTATATTCTGCAAAGGACTAGCGGCTATACTAGCGGCAACTAAATCACCACCTTCGGCTGTTCTTGCATTAAATTTTAAAATTTTAGCAAACTCAGCCATGTTTTTGCCCATTTCAGATCCATAAATAATATTTAATTTATTTCCTTTAGATGCGTCTAGCATACGATCAGCAAATTTGTTTAATTTTGTACTATCTGTCATAACCGTCTCACCAAAGTCATCAATCAGGCTGTTCATAAAATACCCTTGAACTTTTTTTACAGACTCTTCATCACCTTTAATTCTAAAACTTTCAAGAACTTCATCTATTTGATTAGCTTGAGTAGATTTATTTGCTATTAATTCACCCGCTTCTGTAGCATTTAAAGTGCCACTAGATAATTTTTTTCTTAAAGCACTTGTTTGAAGATTATGTAGATTAACTTGAGTGTCTCTAACGCTTTGTAATAACCCTTTTAAATTTTGACTACCACCTTGATCCATTATATCTTTTATAACGGCATCATCCATTTTACCTAATGATGTTTGCCTAATTTGATTTGCTAATGACTTTATTCCAGCATATTCAGTCGCTCCACCAAATAAAACATCTCCACTTGTTCCAAGATTATCAACTGCATCAGCAAATGCTTTACCACTAAAATTTTGAGGACTAATTGAATCTATTCCAGACTTAGTTAAATTATCTCTAATGAAATTGTTCGCTAATTCTTTTCTTAATTTTAAAGCCTCGCCTGGCTTTCCAAACTCATTTAAAACTTTAAAAGAAGCCTCTAAAAATTGAGGACGATCTTTTTTAATTAAATCTTTATATATTTGAGGATCAATTGCAGTACGTTTTGCATCTCTACCTTCTCTTTTTACAAAATTTTCTAAGTTTTTTAAAACTATGTTTGAATCTAAATTTTCAAGAATCTTCTTGCCTTCAGCAAAATCTTTTCTTGCTTTTACTAATTGTTCACTTGCATTTTCAACAAGTGTTAATTCTCCTGATGTTAAATTTGCATCTCTAGCTTTAATTACCAAATTTTCTCGACTCATTATATTATCTATTTTGTCTAAAATT